GACAAGAAAATAAGCATCTTGGGAATGGGTTCGGCTGAATCAGGGGTATCCTATCACCGAATCGCGTTACCAATGGGGTACATGGAAAACGTCACCGGAATAGTGACCAACGCCATCGACCACGAACTGGTTCAACCGACATACGACATCTTCTTCTACAATCGCGTGAATCCTTACCACAAACGCCATGATGAATTCAGGGAGAAATTGGGTTGCAAGATTGTGATGGATATCGACGACGACTGGGACTTGCCTTTGAATCACTTGATGTTTGAAAGATACATCACGCTGAAGCCATTGATTCTTCAGAACTTGCTTGACGCTGACATGGTGACTTGCTCAACCGAACGACTGGCTGAAAAGTGCAAGCAGTACAACAAGAACGTACACGTATTTCCGAACGCATTGCCATTCGGGAAAGACCAATTCACGAACGACCGATACATTGATGACAAAGTTCGGATATTTTGGGCGGGTGGAATAACCCACAAAGAAGACCTTCGATTGGTTCGGGAAGGTGTTCGCCGTTTGCGAACTTCGAAAGACAAGATAAAGATGGTCATCGGTGGCTACGACAAAAGCAATTTGACCAGTCAACGCATTTGGGATAGGATGGTCGAATTCATGACTGACCTTAGATACCTTCCACACGAAATCCTTCCAGCGCACAAGCCTACCGATTACATGAATCTATTCCGTCATGCTGACATCATGCTTGTCCCATTGGTAGCTGATGCGTGGACTGCCTACAAGTCAAACCTAAAACTTCTTGAAGCAGCGAGCAAAGCCATTCCAGTAATCTGTCAGGCAGTTCCACCTTATTCGGACGACGCTGATGCTCCGGTTCTTTGGGTTCATAAGCAGTCCGACTGGTACGAACACATGAACTTCTTAATTCACAATAAAAACGCACGCGAAGACTATGGGCAAAAACTCCACGAATGGGCAGTCGAAAAATATGACTTACCGAACGTTAACAAAAGACGGCGAGCCGCATTTGCAAGTCTTGTCGGCGCATAAACCGATTTGGGATTTGTTCAAAGCCAGTCAGGAAGTGGTCGGGTTCTATCCACACATTCAGGACGCGGTGCTTGAAGCCTATCGGGTGGAACATCCGCACTACAATTACAATCGGAATTGTCCGGTGTGTGTTGCTGAATTTCTTACTTTAGCTTATCGATATCTTGAATCAAAAACCAATGGTTAATTTATTCCATAACGACGCAGACCTTGGACGTGAGGTCAGAAAATTCTACAACATGAAAGGAATTCATCCCACTTCCGTAATCGGTCAAAATGTGACAATCGAAGAAGATGTCTACATCGGCCCGTTCTGCATTATTGGATTCCCAGCCGAATGGAAAGGAATGGAAGATACTGACAAAGGTGTAATCATTCGGAAGGGTACACGCATAACTGGTCATGTCACGATTGATTCAGGCGCAACAAGACCAACCGAAATAGGAGAAGGTTGCTACCTTATGAAGCACTCCCATGTCGGTCACGACGCTATCCTTCAGGATGGTGTAACTTTAAGTTGTGGCGCAAAGGTCGGAGGGCATACGGTAATCGGTAAGGGTTGCAACATTGGATTGAATGCAGTCATCCATCAAAAGCAGACAATCGCGGAAGGTTGCATGATTGGAATGGGTTCGGTCATCACAAAGAAAACAATCACATCACCCAGCATGAAGTACGTCGGGAATCCGGCACGCTGCATCGGTCAAAACATTAAACTATGAAAGTATTAATCGTCGGACTAACTTACGGAAACAGACCACTTGACATTCTGTTGAAAAACCTTGAAACTGCTGGCTATCCTTTCAACCTGACTTTTGTCAGCATGGAAGGTATCGCGAACGCTTTGAATGAAGGAATCTATCGAGCAGACGACTTTGATGCCATTGCATACCTTGCCAACGATATTATTGAGCCTGAAAATTGGTTAGCCAAAAAAGTCGAAGCATTGGAAATCTATCCAAATGCTGGAATAGTTGCAAGCACATTACACCATCCAGTCACGGAAATAAAAAATGACCACATAATTTCCAACTGGCTTTTAAGCAAAAAGGTTGTTGATGCAATCGGGATATTTAACGAATCAATGTTCCCTTATGGACCGATTGACCTTGACTACTGCGAACGGACATGGCTTGCTGGCTTCTGCACTTACTACGTGATGAATTGCCATTCGGTTCACAATGGCGACCACGCTTCAGGGAATGAATACGGATGGGACAAAACAGAGTTTGTCAATAAGTACTGGCCTTTATATGTCGACAATTTAACTGCTTATAGAAACGGAACAAAATCAATCAAATTTTAATCGCAGTTAAAAAATGTACCTTAACATTGTCACACCTTGCAGTCGTCCGCAGAATCTTACGGCAATATCCGAAAGCATCAAGCAATCAATACCTGAAGGCAAATACAGATGGATAGTCGTCTTTGATGCCGACGAAGTTCCTGACGAAATCCCTGACAACTGCGAAGCCTACGCTATTAGGAATCCACAAAGCACGGTCGGACACGCTCAAAGAAACCACGCTCTTGACCTGATTGAAAATGGACACATCTACTTCAACGATGACGACACGCTGATTCATCCTGAACTTTGGGAATGGGTCAGCGGTCACAAGGTTGACTTCATTTCCTTTTCACAATGCCACAAGGACGGCAGTTTCCGACTGAAGGGTGACAACGTCAGCGTCTGCAATATCGATAGTCACAACTTCATCGTTTCCGCTGACATCGCAAAGGACGTTCGTTTTGTGATTGACAAATACGAAGCGGATGGAATCTTCGCTGAACAATGCTACTCGAAGTCAAGCACGAAGGTATTCATCGACAAGGTGCTTTCAATCTACAATCAACTAAGATGATTCTAATCAGCGGAATAATAGAAGGACTATCGACACGCAAGGACAAGACGTGCAAGTTGGTTGTTGGGACAAATGAACTGACGCCTTCCGAAATGTCTGACTTGTTCAACCTAAATCAGCAGTTTTGCTACTTAGGTCTGAAAAAAGAACCATTCACGAAGGATGAAACCGACTTAATCGAATCGCTCAAGACAGACCTTGACAACCTGAAGACACCCAGTCAGCGACTTCGTGGCATTCTTTTCAGGAACTACGAACAAGATGACAAAGGGTATCGCGATTTCAATACCTACTATCTTGCAGAAATGGAGCGAATCTGTGAACACTACAAAGGGAAACTGAATGATTAGTATCTACAACACCGAACGAAAAGAACTGATGGCAATCTTCGCCAGTACGTCGATGGCTGCTTCCTATGTCTACGGGCAATTCAATTCAAGCGCACGTGAGCGAATAGGGAAGCGATTAGCGGATTCTTTCAGAATAACCGATAGTCTGTTCCCTTATCCGTTAGCGGTCAGATATTCGACCGGAAGCCACGTCAAAATGTTAGGTGAAAAAGACGGCGTAATTTTTGAGGGTTATCCTGAAGTCCGGCTGATTAATATCGGGGGACGTAGATTCACAAACTTCCTGAATGAAAAACCACACGAAAGTCTATCTTGAACACTTCGGCTTCGATACTGAAACTTTTGTACCTTGTGAAGTGTGCGGAGCAAAAGCCGTCGACATTCATCACATACACCGTCGAGGGATGGGAGGCAGCAAATCCGCTGACAACATCGGTAACCTTATGGCAGTGTGTCGGATATGTCACATCAAGTACGGCGACCTGAAAAAGTACAAGGACTTCCTGATAGAAGTACACTGGGACTACCTTAAAAAAATTAGAGGTTAATTAGAAAAATGGCAAACGAGCAGAATTTAATACCAGCAAAGAAAGGCGAAGTCAGGAATCCGAACGGACGTCCGCGTAAGTATGTAACGCTACTTAAAGAGCAAGGGTATTCTGTTTCGGAAATAAACGATTCTATTCAGGTGCTTATGTCGATGGACTTACAAGAACTGCAAGCAGTTAACGACAATCCAAAGGCGACTATATTAGAAAAGACCGTAGCGGCTGCCATGCTTAAGTCATTAAAGAATGGCTCTCTTTTCTCCCTTGAAACCTTGCTGACACGTGTGTATGGGCGTCCAAAAGAGACCAGCACCGTTGAGAATACTGGTAAAATAGAGTTTGTTATAACAAAGGGCAAAACGATTCTTTAACATGGCATATCTATACAGACATATAAGATTAGATAAAAACGAACCATTTTACATTGGTATTGGTTCTGACAACAGATATAGAAGGGCAAATGAAAGGGCGAGAAGGAGTACACACTGGAAAAACATTGTTGCTAAATCATTGTATCAAGTAGATATTTTATTTGACAATTTAACTTGGGAGAATGCTTGCAAAAAGGAAATAGAATTTATTGAATTATATGGGAGAAAAGATATTGGTACTGGAACTTTGGTCAACTTGACTGGTGGTGGCGATGGAGCATATAAAACAAATCCAAGTAAAGAAACAAGATTAAAACTATCCTTAAAGGCAAAAGGTAAAATTTATAAAGAATCTACAAAAAACAAAATATCAGAAACATTAAAAAGTATTTACAAAAATTCAGAAAATCACCCGAGGTCAAAAAAGGTCATTTGTACTGAAACTAATAAAATCTACAATTCCATTAAAGATGCTGCTATTGAAAAAAATATTAACCCAAAATATTTAAGAAGATATTTAGACGGCACGCACAAAAATAAAACTACACTTTTATACTATGAATTGGAATCCATCTGACGGACCAGAATCTGAAGACGAACTCAACGACGATGCAAATACACTTACCCGAACTACATACGAACCAACAAGCAATCTTTGACAGTTCGTCGCGTTTTCGCGTGGTTATGTGTGGGCGTCGCTTTGGCAAGTCAGAACTTGCCCAGATGGAAATCATCTTCGAAGCAATCAAAGGTCATGCGGTTGCGTACATCACACCGACCTACCAACTGGCAAAGACATTTTTCAAACAATTAGCAAAAGTCCTGCCATTCGAGAATAACAAATCGGACCTAACTATCACCTTTCCGAACGATGGTTCTGTCATGTTTTTCACGGGGGAACGCTTAGACGCATTACGGGGGCGAAAATTCCATCTTGTTATCGTTGACGAGGCTTCATTCATTCCGGACCTTGAAGACGGCTGGTTGAACTCTATTCGCCCCACGTTGACGGACTACAAAGGACGCGCACTATTCCTATCAACTCCGAAGGGAAAAAACTACTTTTTTAGCCTATACCAAAAAGGAACACACGGCGAAACAGACTGGCAAGGGTTTAAATTTTCGACCTTTGACAATCCGTATATCGACCGCGACGAGATCATGGAAGCGAAGCGTCAGCTACCTGAAGCGGTTTTCGAGCAGGAATACATGGCGAACGCTATGGAGAACGCAGCGAATCCGTTCGGAAGTCAACACATTGACAAATGTGTCAAACCACTTTCAAAACTTCCGGCGATGTTCTACGGAATTGACCTTGCGAAGTCGGTGGACTGGACGGTGGTCGTTGGACTGGATGCGAATGGTGACGTGTGTCGGTTAGATAGGTTTCAAAAGGATTGGAAGCAGACGAAGGAACACATTCTTACGCTTGACCGGAACCGACCGATTCTGATTGACTCGACTGGCGTTGGTGATGCTATCACCGAAGAACTGCAAAAGGGGTTCCAGTTCATGAAGGGGTTCAAGTACACATCGACGACTAAGCAGCAACTGATGGAACTGCTGGCGTCCACCATCCACAAGGGCGAAGTCGGCTATCCTGAAGGGGCAATAAAAGACGAACTTGGGGTCTTTGAATACCAGTTCACATCGACCGGTGTGCGCTACAACGCGCCTACTGGCTTTCACGATGACTGCGTGAACGCCTTAGCTTTGGCGGTCAAATGTCGAAACGACCACAAACTTGCCGGAGTATACCGATTCATTTGAGTAAAAAAACCAAAACTTTTATACACTACATTATGAGAATCAATGTCGAAACATTTCAGAAACTCTACGCGGTCAGCCTGATGGACACCGATGAAGTCGAAAAGTCGGGGCAACTCGTTCAGATTCTGACTGGCAAAAGCGAACACGAGGTGAACAGAATGAAGGTGCGTTCCTTCAATAAAATGTGCAAGGGAATCAATAATTCGTTGGAATTAGTGGGTTCTAACTTGCAGAAGGCGAAGCCGAAGAACTTCGTGTGGGCAAATGGTCGACTATACAAACTCGTCTACGACATTCGAACGGCTGGGAAATATGTAGAAACAGCGACCTTCGCTACTGACATAATCGGGAACCTTCACCTGATTATGGCTACAATGGCTCAACCCGTTCGACTGACGTGGAAGGGACTGGTGCCTTGCGAAAGGGAACATAATGAAATCGCGGAGGATATGCTTAAACTGGACATGGGTCACGCATACCAAGCAGCGGTTTTTTTTTATCTTGTTTTCAGAGAATCACTGGTCAGTTCGATGACCTTTTTCGAGGAGGAGCAGACGGTGGAGAAGGAAGCGGTTCAGAGTTTTATCAAAAGTTTGGATGGGTTTACAATGCCAAACTGGTCAGCGAATTTGAAAACATCAGTATAGCGGAAGTGTGGGAGTTGACGACCATCAACTTTCTGAACGACTTGCGATACCTGAAACTAAAAAGGGAATTGGACGCGGAACACGAACGAAAAATGATGGCAAAGTACAAACATGGCTAAGAGCATACCACAACGGCAAAAGGTAGTAATTGAGAACGGATTCGTCCAGTCAACTGGGTCGGAAGGGTTTTCGCTTATTGACAAGGAAGAAATCGGTCGCATTCTTTTTGAACGTGGCGAACTATTCAAAGACGAGTGGATTAAGATAGTCAATCAGAAAAACATTATCGCGTCCGGAAACATCGAACGCGACCTGACGTTCTACCTTGAAGAAGGGACGGAAACTGCCACGCTATTCATCGAGTTTCCGTATTATGCCAAGTTTGTTGACCGAGGTGTGAAGGGCGTAAAATCAAGCCGTAATGCCCCCGATTCTCCCTTCAAGTTCAAGAACTACGGAATGTCAGCGGAAGGTCGGGCATCGCTTAAAAAGTGGCTATCCAGCGCGAAGGCAAAAGTCAGCAGTCGTGATGTCAAGAAGTACGGAGCAGTCAGGACGGAAAAAAAGTTCAAGAAAATCAGCGATGAAGATACCAAATTGAACACCTTGATATATAATATCAAAAGGTTCGGTATTAAAAAACGTAATTTCATCACACCCGTTCTCGACAAAACGCTGCAAGGATTCGAACAAGAACTTGCAGACGCCATCGGGAAAAAGGTTTCAATCGTTATTCTATCATGAGCATAAGCAGTTTAATAAACCCAACCGGAGAAGTCAGCGTTCAGGACGACCTTTGGCACATTGCCCACTCGACACTTTCAGGCAGTACCGACTTCAAGTATGTCTTCGACATTTACAATGGGGCGACGCAATTAATTCGGGCGAAGGTATTCCCTGAACCTACGAACGGACGCGGCTATTTTAATGCTGGCAAGGTGGTCGGAAACGAAATCACCTTTGCGTGGTTTACTCCGGTTTCAACTGGTTCACTCCCGATGGCGGTCTACCATCCGAACACATCGGGCGAAGTGGCTATCGCGTACACGGTGAAGGTCGGTGAAGAACTGACCGGAACGACGACCCTGAATCTTGCATCCGGAACGGTGACGGCTTACAACTACACGAATTCGCTTTTCAATCGCTTTCAGGGAACGACTTCAGCATTCGCTCAAAAGTTCCTGACGAATCGACCAAGATATGCAACGGCAAAACTTGGGGAAAAGATTCTCGTTCCTTTCAAGGGAACGGGAGTTCACAAGATATTCATCAAGACCTACAACGAATGGAACGCCCTAATCGCCACGACCGAAGTCACGGCGACGACTAATATCACGACCGGATATCTTCAAATGGACATCGGTTCGGCAGCGGTCAACTCTTCCGCTGGTTCGGCAATCGTTACCGATTCTGTCAAATACTACGACGTTTATCTTCAGAAGTCAAGCGTCGACACGGAAACCTTCCGCGTGTACTTGACTTGCGACCCACGATACACGACCGTGAATCTGTACTTCATGAACCAGTACGGAATGTTTGACACGGCTCGCTTCGGACTTGCATCGCGATTGAATATGAACGTAGAGCGCAAGCAATTCGAACGGCGTGACTTTACCTTCGGAACTTCATCGGTCAGCTACTACGATTCGCGAAATGTTTATCGCGAAAGCGTGGTGAACTTCGGGTCGAAATCTGAATGGCAGTATAAACTAACAATGGACTACCCGACTGACGCCGAATACCAATGGCTTGCGGAACTGATTAACACGCCACAAGTGTTCGCCGAAATCGAAGGTGACTACTATCCGGTCAGCATTGTGGAAACGAACTACGAGTATAGCAAATACCAGAACAACAAACTGAAGGTGTTTGAAGTCACCATCAACATGAACCAAAAACGCTACGGCTTCCAACGATGACACGAATCTTTATAGAAGACCAAGAACTTGACATAACCAAAGACTTCAGCCAGCAGATAACCTATGCGGTTGACGACTTGCAGAACACGGATAGCAAAGCGACATCCTTCAGCAAGACCATTGTCCTTCCGGGTACGGCGAACAATAACAAACTACTTGGCAACATCTTTGAGTTTTCAAACTCAAATTTTACTGGTGCTTTCGGTGCTAATGTTGGCTATAACTTTAACGCTTCGAAGTCAGCAAAAGCACGTCTTGAAATTAATGGACTGCAAGTGATGAAGGGCGTCATGCGTCTGCTGGAAGTAATTGTGGACGGCGAATGGATTGAATACGAAGTCGCTTTATTTGGTGAACTTGGTGGATTTTACTCATCAATGGGTGCGCGTAAATTGACAAACCTTGACTTCAGCGAATACAACCACCAATACAACGTCACAAACATCACGGCAAGTTGGGATAACGCAAGCGGTGGGACTGGATACTATTATCCACTTATTGACTACGGAACGACATCTCCGCCAAACATGGATGACATGGCGAAGAAAAATTTCTACTTCACTGCTTTTCGTCCAGCGTTCTTTGTCAAGCAGTATATGGAAAAGATTATCGAACAAGCCGGATACACTTATTCGTCTGACTTTTTCAATACTTCGTTCTTCAAGCGGTTGATTATTCCAAACAATCAGAACAAACTATCATTTAATAAAATCAATATTTTCCAAGGCAAGATTTCGAAAAGCATGGGAAGCGTTGGCAGTAGTTTTGATAGTCCGGCGTTGATTAATTTAACGAATGTTGCAAGTGACGATTTTGAACAAGTTTTGCCTGACCCAGTTTACCGATACACAAAAGTGCCACGTCTTGAAGGTGCGTTTAGTTTATTCGTTAACGGAACGGCGCGAGTTTATAGTAATGACCCAGCCGACGATGGGCTTTTCAGCATATTTTTTGTGCAGTTCGCTTTGATTAAAAAACCAACCGTTGCCCCTGAAGAAATATGGAAGTCAGACGTTTTAGCTTTTGATACATCTGGTTTTGTACCCATCGGCACGAATCCAAGGTCTACCCCTTATTTTATTTCACGCCCTTTCAATATTCCAGCCGTTTTTGATACAAACGATGAGTTTGCGCTTGCGGTTTATTTAGTTGATATTTTTGGAGAACCAGGTGTCGGTACATTTTTGGAATTGTCTGTAAGCGAAACGACATCAAGTATTGGCTTTGGCGTTACAAATCAAAGGTTAACATCCGCAAGTTATAATGACTTTCTTTACGTCAATGGGACACTTCCGGCAAACATTCTGCAAAAGGACTTTTTTACTTCAGTCTTGAAGACATTCAATCTGATGGTGACTGAAGACAAGTACAAAGAAAAACACCTGAACATTGAACCCTATGTGGATTTCTACGACACAGACCGAACGACATACCTTGATTGGAGCGACAAGATTGACCGGAGCAAGCCGATAAAAATCAAGCCAATGTCGGAAATAAACGCGAGGTACTACCAGTTCAAATACAAGTCAGATTCCGACTACCTAAACGACGAATACAAAAAGAAATATAACGAAGGCTATGGAGACCGAGTATATGACAACGCGCTTGAATTCGCTAAGGAAACAGATTCAACGGAGGTGATTTTTTCAGCATCTCCTTTGATTGGGTACTCAGGGAACGACAAGGTTTTCCCAGCTATCTACAAACTGAACAACGGGGTAGAACAAATGATTGAACACAACGTTCGAATCATGCAAGCTAAAAAGATAACTGGCAGGACTGGATGGTTTATTAAGAATAGGGTAAACAATGAGAATACCAACTTGTCAACTTCGCTTACTTCTTACGGATATGCTGGTCATTTTAATGATTGGACAAATCCTACAAGCGACTTAAATTTTGGTGCGCCTAAAGAAGTATTTTTTAATATGACCACCGACGTTCCATCGGCAAACCTTTTCAACACTTACTATTCACCATACTTTGCAGAAATCACGGACAAGGATTCACGACTGGTGACTTGCAAAATGAAGTTGAACGAGAAGGACATTTTCAACCTTGACTTCGGTCGCTTCATTTGGCTTGATGGCGTGCTTTATCGACTGATTAAGATTGTTGACTATGCGCCGGACGACACTTGCGAGGTTCAACTATTGAGGGCAATTAATACTACCTACTAATGATAATAAAATACTTTGATGAATTCGAAGGGGTTTGGATTGACATCAGCGGTCAAACTGGTTCGTCTTTAGAATACGACGGCAGCGGATGGACATCTACACCTGAATATCGGGTTCTGATTGGAACGATGACACAATCCGGAAGTGCTGCGCCTACCATCGATGCCTATCGGGATAGCGGCTATCTTGTCGGATTGACATTGACCCACGTCAGTACTGGACAATACAACATCGAAAGCGTGGACGACATCTTTGACCCGACTATGGGTTTTTGGTGCAACTTCGCGAATCATTCAGGCATTAATGCAGACCAAGTCAGCATTCAGACCTACATCGTTGACGTTTCAAACCTTCAAATTTTCACCTACAAAAGTGGAAGTTTGAGCGATGACATTCTATTAAATACACCTTTTGAATTAAGAATCTATGGCAACTAATACAGAAGTAGGAGTAAAGATAACGGTTGACGGCTCGGATGCCGTCCAGTCGGTAGGTTCGATAAAAAAGCAACTTCGTGAAGCGACGGCTGACCTTATTGCCATGCGTCAAAAGTTTGGCGACACATCGAAAGAGGCGGTCGAAGCGGCGAAGCGTGTAGCAAATTTGAAAGACGAAATCGGTGACGCGAAAGCGTTCACAGATGCGTTCAATCCGGATGCTAAATTCAAGGCTTTCGGTTCTGCTCTTCAGGGTGTAGCTGGTGGATTCGCGGCGGTTCAAGGTGCGCAAGCCTTGTTCGGTAGTGAATCCAAGGAACTAGAAAAGCAACTTTTGAAAGTTCAAGGGGCAATCGCTTTGAGTCAGGGACTGAACTCGGTGCTTGAAGCAAGGGACTCATTCAAGAACCTTGCAACGTTTGTCAAGGGTGGATTAAGCAATGCTTTCGGCTCACTTCGTCAGGCGATTATATCTACCGGAATCGGTGCGCTCGTGGTGGCGGTTGGTTTGTTGATAGCCAACTTCGACAAGGTCAAAAAGGTGGTCCTGAATTTCGTTCCCGGACTTGCGGCAGTTGGTGACACAATCATGGGAATAATCAACGCCGTGACTGACTTCTTGGGTGTGACAAGCGAAGCACAACGTCAGACGGACAAGCTAATCGAAGAGACGGAAAAGAAAATCAAAAAGACGGAATCCTTTCTTGATGCAAACGCAGACAAGTACGACGAATACACCCAGCGGAAAATCAAAGCGAACCTTGAATATCAGAAGAAGGTAGTCGAGGTTAACAAGGATGAGACATTAAGCGAAGCCGAAAAGCAGTCAATCCTGAACCAGTATCGCGAAAAGGCGACGCGAGAAATTAACAAGGCTGGCGAAGACCGTCAAAAGGCAGCTGATGAAGTAGCGAAAAAGGAACGCGAAAAATTAGACGAGGCACAAAAAAAGCGTCAAGCGAAGGAAGAAGAAGCACGTAAAAAACGTGAAGACAAGGAAAAAGAGCATCAACAAAAACTTGCGGAGCAGCAGAAAATTTCTGAAGACTTTATCATTCAGCAACGTCTGCAAGCATTCAAAAACGAATTTGACAGAAAGCAGTTTGAACTATCTGTTCAGAATCAACAAGAGATTGACAAGCAACTTGAATTCCTTAATCAGAAATTAATAACTGAAGAAGAGTACAACAACCGGAAGGCAACCATTGACGCTGACTTCGCTGCAAAGCAAGCAGAAAATGAAGCGGAAAGACAAAAGACGCAAAAGGAAAAAGA